ATGAATAAAAAATTTTTATAAAATTCAAAAAAGTATATGAAAATAAAAAAATTGAAATATTTTATAAAATAAAAAAAGTAATTAAAAAGCAATAAAAGTATCAAAATTTAAAATAAAAGTAATTAATAAAATGTCTGACTGTCCTATTTGCATGGAGACAATTGAGGAAACTAAGAATTTCATTGTAACCGAATGCGGTCACCGTTTCCATTGCAATTGTTTAATGCAAAACGCAGCACATAACGGATTTGGATGTCCGTATTGTCGCACTGTAATGGCAGAAGAACCAGTAGAAGATGAGGATGAGGATGAGGATGATTATACTGTAAGCGATTATAGTCCAGAAGTGCTAACGGATAATGAACTCGCATCTTTTAGAATGTTCCATCAACGGTTAGAACAAGGAGTAGAAGAACAGGAAGAAGAAGAGGAACAAGAAGGAGAAGAAGAGGAAGAAGAAGAAGAGGAAGAACAAGAAATCCCAGACTCTGAGTACATGGCTCAAAAACTGAATGAAAAAGGAATAACATATGAAGACCTTGTAAAATGTTTGTTATGGGCAGAGCATAGTGATTTAGGAAGTCGTTATGAAAATTATGAACGTCGTTCAAATGAAGTTTACGGACAGATAAAAAAAGCGTCGAGACGTTTTGAAAGACAAAATAATGTAAGACAAAATGAAACCATACAAGTACAGTATGAATCAGGAAGAATTGAAACTTTACAAGGTCCTCGAGCTGTCGGAATAACATTATCAGAAAACGTTCAGAGTATTTCATTTGAGAATATCAGACCGGTACGAAATATACAAAGTTTCGGAAGACTTGTTACTGATAATGAAGCTTAGAAAAAAGATTAAAAAAGTAAAAAAATGAGATGTATAAACATTCCTCATTTTTTTATAAAAAAATTGAATTAAAAAATAAGTAAATAAAAATAAGTAAATAAATAAATAAATCCAATAAATATAATGAAGAATCAAAAATCTGTAATTGGAATGATTTTATCTGTGCCATTTGCAATCGTATTCGGTATATCAATTATAGGATATAGAATTGTGGCTAAGACAATCGATAACTATAAAAAGTAGTAAATAAAAAAGTAGTAAATAAAAAAGTAGTAAATAAAAAAGTAGTAAATAAAAAAGTAGTAAATAAAAAAGTAGTAAATAAAAAAGTAGTAAATAAAATTGAAATAAAAAAAGTAAATAAAAATAAGTATAAAAGTAATAAAATAAAGTAAATAAAAATGTTTGTCACACCGTTATATCAAGATGGAAACCAAATGAACACCCTATTCTTAGCTGCGTATGCGTTTGTTAGTTTGTTATGGTTGTATTTAGATGTGATAGCTGATGTAAAAAAGTTGAAGGAGGAATTAAAACAAAAAGAAAAAAGAATAATGGAATTGGAAGATATGATAGAAATGAAAAAAATTTAATAACTTATAAAATCAAGTATAAAAAAGAAAAAATTGAAAATAATGTATATATTTTTTTTTCATCAAAAACTTATCAATTCAAAAAGCAAAAAGCAAAAAGCAAAAAGCAAAAGCAATAAAACATGTTTTTAAAAAACTCTATAAAAGGTATAAGATACATCGACCCTATAAAAATAAGAACAATTAGAAACAAAGGTTACCTAATGGAGCTCGAAAAGCAGTATGACGAATTCCTGGATAAAAACCAACAAATACTAATGTTGTTAGAGACGATATATGATTACTTGGATATTAGAGACGCAATAAGATTACAAGTGCAAAGATTGGAGATAGAGGAAAAAAAAAAGGAAATATATAAAATAAATGTAAAAAAAGAAAATACAATAAAGTACGACAGAACATTTCATTTGCTAATAGAGCCGGAATTAAGGTTAACGGAAGAGCAGATACAACAAGGTTACGCTCCTACAATAAATGAACCAAAGGAATACAAATGTGGGTGTGCGTCGATAAGATATAAAAACAAAAACATAACAAAAGATATAAATTTGAACCTATATTGTGATATACATATTGGAAAAAAGAAGATGCATGATGAGTTGGAAATTAGGTTAAAATGTATAAAAAGGGAATTGTCGCGAATAAAACGAAAAAGCAATCGACTTGAACCAAAAAAGAGGCAAAGTAAATATCCGTGGAAAAACTTATAAAAAGAAAAGATAAAAAGAGAAAAAGTGTATATATTTTTATTCGTTAATTTCTGCAATAATTTGTCCTAATTGAACGAAGTCATCTTTTTTATGTTTAAATGTTTTAATAACATTTGGTTCAAAAAATAAACAATGAGTTGACCCACCATATGCAAAAAAACCCAATTCGTCACCCTTTTTAATCTTGTATCCTGGTCTAATATTTTTATTAATATTGCAACTGGATATTTCAACCATTCCAACAGGCATAATACAAATAGTACCAATTTTATGATTATCAGCTTTAATGAAGATAAGCGCTCTTGTGTTAACATTTGTAATGTAGCCCATGGATTTTTCTTGATCGTTCTTATCTTCACCTAAGCTATTCACTTGTGTAAAATATAAGCCTTTTTGAACGTATGCTTTTTCAATTGTTCCATTAATTGGACTATGCCATCGATGATAGTTAAATGGATTCAAAAATGCTTGATAAATAGTGCCTCCTGTGAATTTATCAATGTATTTTTTATCTCCATTAAGCATAGCATTTAATGAATATGGTTGTGACTTAATCCAGAAATTAGAATTAGGTTTTACATTGTAACTAATGCGATAAATTGTTGAGTCGCATGCGGAATTGACAACATTATTGTTATCAGGTTCTATAATAGGTCTTAAGCCAGGTTTTAATTTTCTGGTAAAAAAATCATTCCAAGATTTAAAACCATAATAAGGTTTAGTAGTGTCGCATTGGTAATCAGACATATTAATTTTTTTAGATGCGTCTTTACCAAACCAACCAGATTTTGATGTATTTAAAACATATCTGGACGAAGGGCTATCTAAAAATTTTTTATATTCATATAAAACCTCTTTAAACATATTATTAATTTTATCGCGTCTATATGCTGCAAACCCTTCAGGACTACCCATAGTCCATAATAAAATCTCAGAAAGAGGTGTTCCGACTAAAGGTGTTTTATTAAAATCAGGTGCAATGGTTAAAACAGAATTAAGTTTTGTTAAAAGTTCATGAGGTGTTTTTGGGTGATTCTTAAACCTATTTAAATGAGGGATGGAAGAAATCATAGTATTTATATATTGCATTTCAATAGGGTTATTGTCAAGCATTTGTTTGAATTTTGTAATAACAGCATGTTCTTTTTTTGAGCCGTTTTTGAATATTTTTCTAGTATTATTTTTAGAAGAATTGTTAGACATGTACGTTTTTTTTGTTTTGCCCATATACATTATTATAATAATATTATTTACATATATATAAAAAAATTGAAAATTATTTAAAACAATAATCTGTAATAAAAAAATGACAGTAATCACTCGTAGTCAACGTAAGGCAAATCAAGCGAAAGCAGTACAAGCGAAAGCAGTACAAACAAAAGAAACAAATAATGAAAGCATTATAAAAACTCGTAGACAACGAATTCAAGAACAAAAAGAAAAAGAAGAACACATGAAAGAATGGGATAATTGGTTTTTAAACTATTTAAATAAAACAATAAAAAATATAAACGATGTACAAGTGCGTTTTTCTAAAAATGAAAACGAATCAGAACAAAAACTAATGGAAAAGCTACGTATTCACATAGAATTATTTCATTTAATAAATACGAGTTTTGAATATGATGAAAATAGTGAAATAGAAATACAAAAAGAAGTAACCAGATTGATTTATAAAAAAAGTATAGAGCTTTACAATAAAACCGTTTGTAAATTAAATAAAAAATTTATAAACGAAGAAGAAATGAAACCATTAATAAAAAGTGCTCTGTATGAATTTCAACTGACCCAAGATATGGTGATTAAATCACGTGCCAAATAAAAATAAACAAATAAAAAAGAAACAAATAAAAAGAAACAAATAAAAAGAAACAAATAAAAAGAAACAAATAAAAAGAAACAAATAAAAAAAGAAAAATTTATAAAGATTGAACAATACGTTTATACCAAGGAGCCTCAGTAATAAATAGACTCCATTTGGAAGTAATTAATAAAACAATACCAAAAAGAAAGAATAAAAATGCAGACTCTTCAGAAATCACTTTATTTTTTCCTGGCATAAAATGATAAATTAAAAGAATAGACATGGAAATGATAAAAACGAATTCAGTGCGTTCCTTTACCAATACCAATTTAGGATCAACATTATTTTTTAATTTCTTATTATGCGCATGAGACATAAAAATATGAGCTACAGCAGAAATAACAAAAATAATCTTAATAATAACAATAAACACAATAAACCAATCAAGAGTTGTGTCGAACTTTAATTTCATTGAATTATAATATAATACAATATAAATTATTTTATTTAATTGGTACCTTTTAAATGTTGTGTAGAATAGCTTAAATTGGATATAGCGGAGTTAATAGTAGTAGCTTTAAAATTTTTTTTACATTTATCGCACCGTCTAAATGAGCCACCGTCGTTCATCAATGAGCTGGAATTAGGATGACTGCAAAAAATACAAGTCGGGTTATAAGAAATATTACCGCCATATGTATTCGAATTGGTGTGATGAATTTTATAGGCGTCGTCTAAATTAGTATAATTCATTATATATTTACTTTAAAAAAAAGTGGAGCAAAAGACGAATTCTACTTTTTAAAAAAGTAGAGCAAAACCATAGTTTTTCTACTTTTTAAAAAAGTAGAGCAAAAGCAAATTAACTTTAAAAATTTATAATCTATATATATTTTATATGGATAACGTTGATTACATTTTATCGCGAGAGGGAAGCAAATTATTTAAACTTGAAATGGAAAATATAAAAAATGCTATTTCACGAACACGAGATATTGATATTAATTATTTAAATGTGCTTCGTAAGGAAATAGAAAAGATAGACGCCTCAATAAATAAAGCGTTAGTGTCAGAAAACTCATCTTATAATGAAAATCAAAAAGAAACAATGCAACTTTACTTAGATACAGTAAATTTTACAATAAAGTTAATAAAAGACCGTATAAATGATCTATCTATATCTAACACGAATACTGTAGATCAAATGAGAATAGATTCAGATGAAATCAATAGAGAAATAAATAGTATGCGTACTGCTACGAGTTTCCCAAGCGGTGGAAGAAGAAGAAGT